AGTGCCGGAAATGGCTACCCCTGCCTGATGGAAGTAAGGAACTGTTCTCACAGTTCTATATGAATCGACATTCGCATTCAGTGTTATAGCGCTGAAGTCTGGAATATCTTCAAGGTATGCGAGCTCGTGGTCTTCGCCTCCGGCAGTTACCTCAGGTCTTATATCTGTTTTGAACGCGAGAGATAGATTTTTATCGCCGATGTAATAATATAGATTCTCGAGGTCAATCTCTATCACGTTCGACATATCGAACGTACCATCTGCGGTTATCAATTGGAGCACAATCGATTTCACCGCAGAAGACATTGCAGAGAATATGACTCCCAACTCTTTTTCCGTTGTGCTCTCTAGGCTTAGACCGCTGTTGAATCTCAGAACCCCTTCTGAAAGTCTGTCGATTGTCACCCCCGCTATTTCCGCGCTCTCTGCTCCCACCGTGTCGGTAATAAAGATACTCCCCTCAATCGGTTGCGCGCCTTCTCCGGTCAACTTAACGCAATTCGCCACCTCCTCACGTATGTCAGAGTGTGCATCGCTTGCGGTGTTGTGCGTTGCAATTGCTGACGTCACTTCTGCCGGAGTGCTTGCACCAATCTGCGAAGCAGTCACCTTATGTGGGTTGTTCGTGTCAGCAATGTGTGCAGTGGCTTCGCTTGCAACGGTTGCAACGTCTTTCGCTCCGCTTGCGATGCTTGCCTTCGTGCCCTTGTAACCTCCTACGCCGTACACGTACTTCTTACCGTCAGTGTATATTGCTTCTGCGTTTTTCCTCGCACTATCCGCCGAGCCAATGCCCACAGAGTGTATGAGATTGGCGTCATCCTCGTTATAGATGCCTTCCGCGTGTGCGCCACTTGTGCTTGCGATAGTAGATGTCCCCTCGGCGTGCGAATTGGAGCCGGTAGCCGCTGATTGAGAACCTTCCGCGTGGCTTCTCTCTCCGATTGCTCTGCAGAGGTAGCCTTCCGCGTGGCCGGACTCCCCGGTTGCATCGCAGAGGAGGCCTTCGGAATGCGAATACTTACCGCTCGTTTTGGACATATAGCCCTCTGCGTGAGATGCTCTTCCGCTTGCGGTGGTGCTCTCTCCCTCTGCGTGCGCTCCTATCGCGTTTGCGATAGTACTTGCCCCCTCCGCGTGTGCTCCTCGTTGTTCCGCCTTTGTCAAGTCTCCCTCGGCACATGCGTACTTTCCACTCGCAGAATTCGCCAAGTTGCCTGCTATAATACTGCCCTCGCCCGTTCCTTTCGCGATTGGAATCGCTTCCAACTTCGCAACCCTTGACGTGATAGCATTGTCTGCGGTTGCCCTTGCCGTTGCTTCCGCGGTGACTTCGCCCTCCAACTTCTCAACCGCTTCTGCGACCTCAGAACTCGCAGTATCGTCCAACGTGTCAATTGCCGAGTTTAGTACCTTGTTGAGAACCGGTCCGGTTATCTCCTGCCGTCCGTTTTCCTTGATTTTTGCATCGACATACTCCTTTAACTCCTTGATATCCATATTTTTAACGTCTTTTAAAATTATACAAATTATAATTAAGCCCTACCCCGATGTATGGTTGCCCACCCTTTGGGGTCAGCGCATAACCTGCGCTTATGCCAATTCCGAACCTGCTATCCTTGCGAATCTTCTCCACAACTTGCGATGATGTCACGTAACGCGTTGCAGTGTAATGTCTTACACTATCGACCGCAACACCTACACCGCTCGCCCATACGGTGGCAAGACTGTCACTCCACTCTATCTGCTGACGTTCGACCTCAACGAACAACGTGTCCGCAATTCTCACCGTGTCAGCCTTGATTCGGATAGTGTCGCGAATAGTTATTTTTTGCGAAAATGCCCGATATTGAACGATAGTGTCGCGAACTATGCAAGTATCCACTCGCTCGCAAATCGTGCGAAATTCGCCACTTATGGGCGTTTTCCGATTTTCGAGCCAAATCCCTAACCCGAAGCCTAACCCGAAAGCAAGCAAAAACCCTATGAACGCACTCCCTCTCATCTGACGAATACTTGATGCCGTTGCGGTTGACCGTCAGTCCGGTGACTGACGTGCACAAATGTAGGATAGATGCCGAGTTGGTCTATCTCTCCGAACACCGCGGAAGCCTTGATGAAGTCTGCCAATTCTTGCGTATTGTCGGAAGCGATATCGCAAGCGCAACCCTTGACGTGCTGACTTGTCGCAACTCCTCCGACCGCCTTGTTCAGCATAGGACATCTGTAACCGCTATTGATTCGCAACGGCTTGCCCCACGCGTCACGCAACGGCTGAAGCACTACTCTGCACAATTCAGAGAGATTCGCCACCACCTCACCGCTCGGCGTGTTATCAATACGCAATCTGTCCGCGGTTTCGCTCCTTGTGAATTCCGATAGGCTAAAATTCTCGCTTAACTTCATAATTTTCAATAAATTAAGTAATCTACGTTATAGTCTAAGTTGAGGTCACCGAGTGGAAGCGGTTGATACATACTCGTCCAAAAATCGGCGTTGAAGTCCTCGGAGTAGTCTCCGAATACGGCAGGACATAACCCTCCGGCAGGGACTTCGAACGTAACCGAGCAGAACGCGCCCGCGCATTCGTCCGCGAACCTCTGATTGAATGTTGTGAACGTTGGCTCGGTTGACGTGTATACGCCGAAGTCTTCTAATCGCTTAACGATGTTCGTAAGTACCTCGATAGCAGTGCTTTGCACCTCGATTTCGTTGTTCTTGCTCTCCGTCAATCTGTCAACGTAGAACAATGTGAACGCGAATCGCTGAACGTCACCGCTCCTCTGATGCTGACCCTGCAACCACGCGAATGCCCCATAATGTGCAGAGGGGCAAGCATTTAGACGAAACACGTCATTTCGCACGCACATACGGACTGAGGGTTGCATTCCGGCAACCCTTTCCAAAATGGAAACAACCCCTGCTAACGTCATTGTCTTGTCCTCCTGCATCTGCGAAGCCCGAAGCCCTTTCCTCGTGCACCCCCGAGAAACACGCCACTGCTTGCGCTTGAGTAGAGTTCGCTCGCGATGTGTCTGCAATCATTCTGCGACAATTCCGTAAAGGCTGTCGCGTTGTCTAATATCCACTGCTGAAGTTCGTAAGCGAGGAAGTCCGCCTTTGCTTGATAGTATTCTTGCACCTTGCCCACCTCGTCCGCGCTCGCTCCGTTGACGTTCTCGTCAGCAGTCTTGACCACTCCGGCATTCGCGACCTTGAACGTCACTTTTGGGCAAATCTCCACTATCGCCGTGTAAGCGATGTAATACTGCGCTTTGTCGAGTAGCGCCTTATACATTGCGTTAGCGGGGCTCTCTATCTCACCGCTTCCGACTAATTCGCGAACCTTGTTATATACATTAGTTCCGACAATGCCTTGAAAGCCAATCTCTTGCGCTTCACGAATTGACGGCATTATGAATTTCCCTGCAACGTTGTCGCTGATGCTCATAACGTTTTTCACGAAAATCTCTGAACACAATAGAACCTCTGCCATATCTTACCCCTCCATACTGAACGGCATAATCGCCACATTCCCCGAACCGCCGAGAATGCGGTCGTACGCCCTTATGATGTTATCTTGCACTGGACGAATCTGCGTGCGGTTGTACAGCTTGAACGATTCGGCATACTGCTCGTTCGCGAAGCCGTTGCCCTCCGTTGGTATTCCGAAGAGATTAGGGTTTGCACGGAATGCCGTGAAAATCTGCTGACGGCTATGCTCGCTCAACGCCTTGTATCTATCTCCGAAGTCCTCTATGTTAGGCGTTATAACCTCCGTTGCGCTTTCCTTGCTTCGGTTCCAACTGAACATAATTCGCCCTGCGTTCTGATGACCGCTGAACTTCTCATTGAACGCGTCCTCGATTTCCTCTTTCATTTCGTCCGTAGGAATGCCGTTGTTAAAGTTCACAATCATCGACGAGACGAAGCCGTTATTAATCGCGTTGAGGTGATAGTCATCGATGCACCTCTCTATCTCGCAAGCCTTGACACTCGCAGTGTACAGCGGTGACGGATATACTTGCGTATGCTGATTCTTGACGTAGAGAATAGAGCTCGCGTGTCGGTCTCTCTCCTCGTCCGTCAGCCTTGCCCAATCAAGCGACGGCATAAATGCGGGGTAAATGATTACATCCTGAGTGCCGTTTCCCCATTTTTCCGAGTAATAAAACACCGAGTTCTCCGTGTCGCATCTTATATATCGCACATCTATGTAGTAGATTTCCGCCACTTCGCCCAGAGAGTTACGGATAATCTGCAACGCGTAACCGCCGTATATCTCGAAGTCCCTTGCGATGTCGCGAATCTGCGCATCTATCGTATCGCCGTGCTTGTTGACAATGCCCTCCGCATTGTCACCTATCAACTTCGCCAACCTTGCTCCATTACCTCCGATGTAATCAACGTTTCCATTGACAATGCTTCGCAACGTAGGCACTGAGTTGTATAATTCGAGCAGGTAGTCAGGATAGCCGTTGCCGTCACCCCACTGCACCCAATCTCTGCCGTGCAGTTGCGTTTCGGTCGGTGCAATCATATTGCGCTCTATATAGGGGTCGATAGCCGAGAACCCTACCTTTGTGCGCATTGTGTTATTCTTTGCTTCCATATTGTTTGTAAGTCTTAATCCGTTCATATTCATTGGCTTGCGCGGTCGGTGCTACAACCTTTGCAATACCTACGGCAAGAAAGCCGATGTCATCTATTAGCCGATATTCGTATTCGCCTGCCGTGGGCGTTTCCGACCCCTCCGGAAGTGTAAGCATTAAGTACGATGCTCCAGCTTCCTTGACCTCCACATCTGCCGAATACTCGACCTGCCTTTCCGTTGTGTTATAGAGTTTGAACGTCACGGCTCCTTGCGCCTTGCGCCCATTGCTCGGCACGAATAGCCGTTGCTCTGCCGTTATTGATTGTAAGTATAGCATATTAACCGCGTTTGCTATTATATATAATTCTGACGCGTATCGGAAAAGAAAGAGAGACCTCGCATCACTGCGAAGTCTCTCGACCACATAATTAACAGAAACACAATGAAATGAACCGATGTTGTGAAAAGAAAGAAAGTACCTTATTCGTCAACGATTTCCGAAAGTGATACACCGCCCTCACCTACGAGTACCTCATAAGGCATCTCGCTCGCATTGTCCTGCAAGGTGATGGAGTATCCGTTGCGGTCACCTCTTGCAGTTCCGGTCTGACCGTCTCCTGCAGATGCTACGACTGGCTCGTCCTTGCCGAGATACCAATACTTTCCGTTACAATCTTTGACGATAATCGCCAAGTCGTTAACCGCTAATGCGCTGATTTCCACGCGCTTCGCAGTCTCCATACGGTTAAACTGCAAAACGAGGTCAGACGCAACGTAATTCGCTCCGGTGGTGCGGTCTATCGTGTAGGTCGAAGTCAGAGAGCCTGTCTGTCTTGCAAAGCTGAACTTCTTGAACTTCGTTGTCCCGATAGCGATTCCGGTCACTTGGTTGTCCTTGGTGGTGACCGCGGCCACCTCGTCATGGTTGTTAATATATACTTCTACGATTCCACCCATTGACGGCGTGCAATCGCGTGCGATTCCGCTTAATGCTTGATTACAAGTCATAATTTTCAATTATTAAAAAAAGCAAACGGAGACGGAGCGCAAACCCCACCTCCGTTGCTCTTATAGTTTAACTTAATCTATTAACCTGCCTGCTCGATTCCGAGAACCACGTGCTCAGGGAACGCAATCTGAACGCCACTATTCCACAATGCCTCAAGTCTGAAGGTGCGATTATCTCTCGAATACCATAAGTCGATGTCCTCGTTATCGCCCTCCATATCGCATCCGTAGAAGATGTTCTTTGCGAAGGTGCCGAGAATCTGATTACTTCCGCTCAAGCCGTAAGTATTAACCACCTTGACGTTTGTGCCGGGGAAATAGAACTCCTCCGGGTATTCAGCCTGCGGACCTGCATAATGGTAGAGATTCTTTTCCATCAACGCCATGACGAACTGACGATATAAGGCAGGGCTGACGTATATCTCGCCACCTCTCTCTATCGCTTCGTCCGTCATCGCCATATATACTTTTTTAATAACCTCGAAGGCGTCACCGGAAGCAGAGACGTTCACCTTGACAACATCATCATCCTCGCTCGCAATCTTCAGAAGTCCGTCAGTCCACTTAAGGTCTGCGGTATCTGTCGCGGTGTCTCCCTGCCATATAAGTCGCTCAATCTTCTTGTTGAGTTCTGCTGTAACGCCGTCCATAATGTACTGCTCGAAAGGCAGGCTCTCTTCGGTTGCGTTGACTCTTACGAGATACTCCGCATACTTACCGATGAGGTTGCGCGGACAGATCTCCATATCGGTTTTCAAAACCGCAGTATTGATTCCCCTCTGTGTCAGTGTTGCGCTTCCGTCAGCGTTGAACGTGCAGTCTGTGCCGTCAGCCAATGCCGGAGCCATATCGAGGAAATTAATGTAGGCGTCTTTCTTTACGCCCGTCTGAATCGAGCATCTCGCACGTGTTCCTTTGTTCGGAAGCGCGAAATTCTTCAAAAGTAAATCCTTGTTCGTGGCAACGTATGCCGGCAAAGATTCAACAACGAAATTTGCTTTTGCCATATTTTCCTAAATTTTAATTCGTGTAACAAAAATGTTTTTACTTCGCGGAAAGAATCTGCGAAAGTCTATCAAGTCCGGCTACTCCGGTCTTTGAGAGCTTCACGCCCTCGCGTGTCACCTCGTGTGCAGGTTTCGCTTTTGGTTGCTTCTTAAGTTTCGCGACCTCTGCCTTGAGGTCTGCAATCTGCTTCCGGAGTTTCGCGTTTTCCTCAACAACTTCAGCGACCTTGTCCACAATCTTAACAACGATGCCACCTGCAACGGTTGCCACTCTGCCGTCCTCGAGCACATAGTCTCCGTCCTCTGCCGGAACTCTCTCGCCCGATTCGCTAACAACGTAAACGGCAACGCCCTCACGGGGTTCGTCCTCGTCAATCTCAAGTTCGCCCTTGTCGGTTGCAATCTTGCTGAACTCGTCAGCGACTTCTGCTTCGGGGTCGGCGATTTCCGCAACCTCCCCACCTGCCACCTTGATTACCTTGCCGTCCTCGGTGGTGTAGTCTCCGTCCTCTGCCGGAGTACGGTTGCCCTCCGCATCTTCGATGTACACCTTATCGCCAGCCTTGAGGTCATCTTCGCTATCCCATACGAGGATGCCCTTGTCGGTGGTTATGCTCGCGAACTCTGCGAATAGTCTCGCAAGCATTTCTCTGATTCTTGAAAATTTACCCATATTTTTTTTCTTTTTTGAAAAATTGTCAACCTCTTTCGGCTTTGCATCGAAGATGCCCTCGAGACTGAAACCCTTGAACTCGCCCTGCTTGATTGCATTCCACACTGCTTCGTTGACTACGTGAAACTCTGCAAAAAGGGAGCCGTCCGCGATTTCCTCGAAGCCCTCGGGGTTAATGCCCTTTGCGCTGTCCTTGATAAACCATTGCACCATCTGCACTCCGGCTACCTCGCTATTGTCGAGGTGCATAAGGTTTACGAAATTCGTGCGATTCTCTTTGAGGTATTTCTCCGCCATTTCGCGGATGACGTCTGCCGTATATACAATGTAATACTCTTGCCCGATTTCGCTCATTCGGTAAATCGGAAAGTCTGCCCTCATAATGACTCCGCGGATAATGTGTTTATCTTCGTCAGCCACCTTGTAGAGTTGCTTGCGCTCCATATTCGCGAACGCCTGCCAATTACTCTCAACCGCCGGAGCATCGACCAATGATATACGGACTATTCCGCACCCCTCGTCTGATAGGAGTGCGTTGTAAACAGGTATTCCGTCAATTGTCTGTATCATAATTATTAACCTCGCCTATATATATAATTTTTATTCGCGGTGTAAAGTTTAGAAGGACGTTTCCGCGACTTTCGTCCTTATGGAGTTCTGACTTGCTTCGATGTCTGAAGCCACGATGTAGACGCGTTGCGATTGGCTTGCCGTTTCCGCTTCCGTGTCGCTGACGACTTGCCTTACCTGCTGAATTTCTGCGCTCACTGCCGGAGCGGTTGCCGTTGCGCTTGCAGTGCTGATAGTAGGCGTTGCCGTGCTACTGCTCTCTGAATCGCCTATCTGCGTATTCTTGATTTTCGCAATATTCGCAATGCCGGACGCGGTGATAGCAGCCGCTTGCACGGCTCCCACAATCGGACCAACCGGAAAGCCGAGGTCACGCGTTGCGTTGGTCATTGCGGAAACAACGCCCATAAGCATATCGATAGTTGTCGACGCGATTCGCATCGCCTTGATTTTCTTCGCGTTTTTCTTCGCATTCTTCGAATCGCTCTCATACATATCAGCAAGACTCCCGAGCAGTCCAGACATCGCACTCGCAGAAGTGGTGGCAAGCGCTTCTATCTGCTTCGACTTCGATTCCTTGTCTGCCAATTCCTCCGCATTGATTCGCTTCTTTTCCTCTAACTCATTCTGCGCAATCTCTATGGATAGGTCACTGATTCGCTGTTCGTATTCGAGCATCGCTTCGAGGTCACCGCTTTCTTGCGCTGATTGGTAGAATTCGTGCAACGTGTCTAACTTCATCTGATTCGCTTCGGCGATGATGTTGTATTCGCGTTGCGCTCTCTCCTCCTCGCTCTCCGTCAGTAGGTCGTTCCAAGATAGTTGCGTCTGCTTGTTCTTCTCGATTGCCGTCAACTGATTCTGAAGCATCTGCTCCGTGGTTGCTTGTATGCGTGCGCTCGCTTCCTCCTCCGCCTTGATTGCTTCATCGATTGCGCTATCTATCGAATCGCTTATGCTATTGAGTGCCTTGTCCAATGCTTCCGCGAAGCCGTCACCCACTGCCGTTCCGAGTTCCTCGCCCTTGACTTCCGCTTCCGCCTTGTTGCTCGAATCGCCAAGACCTGCCAAGAATTGGGCACCGACCTCCTTTCCCTTTCGGAAATTGCCCGAAAAATCGAAACCCTTGCTGAATGCAGATTTGATTGCGTCGATAGTCGTCAGCGCGTCTTCCTTGATTTTTTTGAAGTCTCCGGTGAACACGTCCTTGAACACGTTGCCCATCCCCTTAACCGCTTCGACCACCGAGCGGATAGGCGTCAGCAAGTATTGGAGAAATGCGTTGCCAACTCCAACCGCTCCGGCAATGATTTTCGAAAACGTGCCCGAACTCTCTCCGGCAAGATTAACGAGCCAATCTACCGCTTTGCTTAATCCGGTTGCGATTGCTTCTATCGCTTTCTGCATTATGTCGAAAATCGGCTGAAGTGCGCTCATCAATTTCTTGACCGCATTAAGCGCGGTCTCGTTATCTTTCAGAGCGTCAACAATCTGCATAATCATCGGGGCAAGCAGTCCAATGATTCCGAGCAGTGGTTGCTGGCCGACCAACTTAATAGTATCGCCCACTCTGCCTGCTTGTTCCTTGACACTTCCAAGAATAGGCGGAAGAGCCTTGAGAGTGTCACCCAACCCATCGAGCGCAGAGGTGTAATTGCCAACGTTCCGCTGATAGTTGCCCTGCATCGCGTCCATTTCCTTTAATTGGTCGTTTATCTCGTTAATCTGCTCCGCGTACTTCTTGAATTGCGCTTGCCCCGATTCGGTAGATACGTCAACGTTGCGCAGTTGCGTTTTCAATTGCGCCATTTGCGCGACTAATCCGTTGTAGGTCGTGGATAGTCCTTTCGCTCCGGCTGACAAATCCTCCATACTTGCATCAGTCGCGTACATCGCGTTTTTCAGCGCAGTTTGGTTGACCGTCAACTCTTTAAGCGTCGACTGATACTCATCAGTGCCGATTTCCAAGTCACCGAGATTCTTCTTGAGTTGTGCGACGTTCTGCCGGAGGTCGTTAACGCTCTTGACCGCTTCGTCCGTTCCGACCTTGAGAATTATAACATCTTCAGTGTTCGTTGCCATATCTTATTCCGTGTAATTAGATTTTTTCTGAACCTTGATAAATTCGCACTCCGTCAACTCGTTGCCTCCTGCTACGTAGTTGCTGACCTTGTTCAGTACCCATAGCCCACCGCCGAAGTAATAGAAGTGCCGGAGCAAGTCTTGCCCAGACTTCAACCCCGTGAGGTCAACCTTTGCCGTATATATCTGCGAGTTCTCCGAATAGACGTCATCAGTGTACACCTCCCAATCGTGCTGAAAGACCGTCTGAACGTCATTCGCGTAATTCTCTCCGGTGTACGTCATTCGACCCTTGCTGAATTCTAACGACTTGTATATCTCTCCTCGCGAATCGAGTTGAAAACGTCTGAACATCGGAAGCGAAGTCACCTTGTACTTGTCCGCAAGATTCGGCGACACATTCCAACACGGTTGCCCTCCGTTGAGGGAAAGCATATAAGAGTTGTCATCGGTCACATTGAACGTTGCTTGAATCGTCCGCGTCATCCACGTTTTGGACGGCATCTCCTTGAAGCCGTTGAACCATAACAGCACATTATCGCCGTCCTCCGCCTTATTGTCATCTCCGTGCAGTTGCAGTTTCGGGAATACATCGTTGTAATTGCCGTCCTCTAGGGTGTAGGTGAACTCAACGAACGATTCGTCAGTAGGCTCGCAGTCGATAGACTTGTAACCCATCTCGCTAACGTCATAATGATACAATTTCCATTTAACCTTCTCAGTCATTGGGAATTTGAAAAGACGGTAGAACGTCTCACCTAATACGATGTAATAGGCGTACATTGTGTAAGACTTCGAAGCTTCCAACACATCAGCACCTCCGTTGAGATTGACGTCCTTGAGTACCTTGCTTGTATCATTGTTGAACTCGTAACCAGTGTTCAGAGTCTTGCTCGCGTACGGTTCGGAATAGTTGCTTTCATAGTCTGTTGCTTCTTTGCCGTAGTACTTTTTGTACCCCCACTGATACGACTTCGAGGAAAACGCAAGCGGTTGCATCGTTCCGTCAGTGTCGATTCGCTCGGAGAGGTCAACCACTTCTCCGGAGAAAAAGTCAGCACGTCTGCACAATCTCACTGCCTTGTTCACTTCGTCAACGAGAAAGCAGAGCCCGAACGTCTTCGCTAATGAGATGATATAAGATGCCGGAGACTTCGTGCCCTCGAGCAGTTGCGCAAGGGTCGCGGTCTTTGGCGCGTAATCGTCGCGGTTGAACATCGGCAACGTCATATACAAGTTGTCGAACAACGTATAGACGGCATCGTCAACTGATAGGGTGTAATTGCTCAACGTTGCGGAAGCCGTGGCAACTGCCCGAACCAATCCGGCAACACTTATGCAGACGCGTTGCAGATAGGCTCGCAAGTCCTGCACCTCTATGTCCGTGTGCTTGCTCTCCAATTCGAGAAGCGCATAGCCGTAAGTAGTGTAATACTGCGTACTTCCGTCTATCTTCGTTGTATATAGATTCGCGTACTTCGTCTCGTCCGTTGTGCCTGCTTGATAGATAGCCTTGTTCGCGTCAAACCTGCACTTCGGATAGCCGTTGTAGCACACGGCAAACGCGAATGTCGGTTGCTCGCCAGCCTTAAGGCTCGCCCAATTCGTAAGCAAGTTATCCGCGGTCATCGGAAATTCTCCACTCTCATAACCCTCGTACGTCAGCGAGGACAAATCCAACTCGTTGCCGTCCTCGTCATACATCAGCGAGTAGAATAGACTGCCGAGCCCTCCATATAGGGAGACTTTGTAAGCGGTTACCCCGAAGCGGTCACGCGTCACCTCGTCCACCTTGCAGTAGCCTTGTTGTTGTATTACGCCGTTCCGACCATACAATACAAACGGCACTTTTTTTTGAAACTTCAGCCCCGAGGTCGGTTGTTCGAAGTCGAACCGCCCGAAGTTCGCCATTAGGCGCACGTTGTTCGCGGTTGCCGGAAGTGAGATGCTCTGCGTGTATGAGTTCTTGACCGTTGCAGGGTCGGCAAGGTCTGCGAACTGCCACGTCCATTGTATGTAAGTGCCGTCCGATAGGTCAGCCTTGCTTCCGTTGATATACAATTCCAAGTCCATAGCCGTTACCTCCTTTCCCTCGGCTGTGCGACCTCCGCCGTAATCGCGAAACGCATAGGCTGGTAGCCGTTACACTTATATGTCAGATGCTCTGCGCTTGAATTGGTTATGTTAATCGCCCTCGGCTCGTGCTTGCTGATTGGCAGATTCTCGAGAAGCCACACGGCAGGCGAAGCCAATAGGTCAGCAATCATATCAGCCTGCACATCGTTGAACACGATACCCGAATTCATCGTCAGTGTCTCCTTGACTTCGTTGAGGTAAGGCACTTCCGCGCGTTCAGCCATATACTCCGCCGTCTGCGTGAATAGGCGGTTGAACGAGTTGCGCGTCAGATTGTCCGTTTGCTTCTTAAGTCCGAACATCGGCAGACACTCATAACCGCCGTAACGATTCCGCCACATTACCGCATAATCGCAACCGCATTGGCTGACCTTGATTTCCTCGCCGTCAATGTTAATGCAGTCAACGCCAAGCCCTGCACGTTGCAGTGCAAGGGTGGTCGGCTCGGTGAATGTAAATGTCTGCGAAGTAGGCGAACTGCCGGAGATGTACTCTTTTTCGACCTCGTACGTGCCGGGCATAAACGAGATAACGACCGGACAATTCCACGGAACAACAATGCCACTACCGACAATGTCCGAGAGAATCGAACGGCTATGCTCCTTATACGAGTAGTCTTGCACGAAGCCGACACGTTCGGCGACGAGAACACCGTCAGCCGTGACGTCCACGATTGCCGTTGTTAGTTCAGTCAGATTCGTCACCCTCGAGAGGTCGGGCGTGTCATCTTCGAACAACGTCCGCGCAATGCCATTCGGATAGAACGTGATAGCACTTGCATCGGGCTTGCGCCACGCCTTGCCGGAGAACAGCTCGGTGGTCGTTCCGCCTATCTGCACCAAGATGCTCGCACTCTCTCCGCTTCCGCAGTCCACGCCTAACTGCTTCCATATTGGGTTATATTCAGCCATAATCTATAAATTAAATAATGTCATAACCATACGCGAAGCATCTTGCGCCATTGCCGAAACGAGTGCTTCGTGAAACTCGTTGAACGTCTTTTCACTCGCGTCTTGAAAATCGGGCTTGCCATCCGTACCGACCTCGCTAATTTTTCGCGCTATCAGGAAGGCGAGGGACTTCGAACTCGGAATGTTCCCCTTACTATCGGGTCGCGGAATAATCGGCTTCACCTCTATCCACTTCAGAATCGCGCTAATCGGGGGAAAGTGCGGAGCAGTTCCGTGCTCGATGTACTTCCAATAATCAGCCATATTCAACACCACAGCAAACGAGTTGCCTTGCACCTCTACTCTCGCGGTCATCGTGTCGCTTAAGTTCTTTGATGCGTTACGCCCTTGCGCAAGATTGTCGCGATAGGCTTGCCGAACTGCTTCCGCGTAATCTTGCAGTACCTTGTAAGTGTTTTCGTAATTCGCTATCTCCATAGTTATTTTTATCAAACAAGCCGAATTTCGGACGTTCACACAAAAGATATATAATTTATCCTTTTTGTTTTTATCGTTCGAAATTCGGCTTGTTTTGCGTCAGTGCGTCCGTTTCCACTTCTCCAAGTCTTGCCGTTGCTTCTCGACCTTGTCACGCTTGTAGCATATAAGATTAAGGAACTCCACGGCACCCATACGGAATACCTCCTCCCAACTGCAACGGCATAACTCGCTGACCTCGTCCACATTGGCTATCCACCCCCAACGAGTGGCGAAGTCATCTACTTCTCCGTCTGCTTCTCCTTGACCGCCGTCAGTAGTTGCGACCTCTGCTCCTCCGGCATCGTCCGCAGTTCCTTGGCCAAAAAGAGCCGGATATCCGCTATTGATTTTCGCAACGAGGCTAAAAAAAAAGCCATCACGGAAAGCACATCGTAAACGCTCATCTCCTTGCGCATCGCATCTTGCAACTCCGCAACGTCGTAGCCTTCTGCGTACCTCTTGCCTTTCGGAACGAGAAAGCAAGACAGCATCTCGACCACCTTGCTCTCGCCTTGCTTGCTGTACGTTTGGAAATCTATGTATTGCGAAGCCGTGAGGTCGCGCCCCTTGATAGTCGGAACGAGCACCCATCCGCCGACGTGGTACTCTTTCGCGATTCGTGCACCCTTGACCTCGCACTCCCTCTGCAAGAAGTCCGCCTTTGCCACCCTTGCCGTGTATTCGGCTATCGGGAGCCGTCCTATCTCCTCCGGAGCGCACCCCGAGAGAATCGCCAACACTTGCACCTGCTTGTCCAACTCGTCCACACCGTCCATTGCACAAACTCTGCATAGTTCGAGGTAATCGCCTATCGGCAAGTCCTTGTAATTGTCTATCATTGTATAACTTATTAAGATGATTTAACTTCTATTCCGTTCGCGCTCTTTCCGCTTGCCGTTGAAACCGAACACGTAACTGCCCTCGCCAGCACGTTGCCCGAACTTCGACCATACTGCGTAACGAAGCGCATCCAGCAGGTGGTCGAACTTCCCTATCGGCTCATTCAGTGCGTTGCCGTCCTTGTCCTTCGCCCACGTGTAGTTCCGCAGTTCGCGTATAAGATGCAGACTATCCTTCGTTACGTTCAACTTCCAACCCTTGAGCCATTGAATCTGAAACACGCGTTTGTCCGACTTCACCGGAGCATCTTTGTCGCAGGCGATTACGTTGTAACCTGCTTCCGCAATCTCTGCAATGGACTTCGGCTCGGCACAATCTGCGAAAATCTCAACTCGTCTACCCACCTTATCGGAATCGAGGTCAGCCACTATGTCACGATTCAGCAGATGCGTTCGATAGCATCGCTCTCGGACGAACAACGC